CGGAATTTGAGAAGCATTACTTGAAGAATGCTGCGGTGTTTTTTACAGAATATGGTGGTGAGTTTACAGATAGAACGAGAGGGTGGATAGAAAAGGATGAGGATGTTTATTCATGTGTTGACCCTGCCTTAAAGCCAATGGAGAGGGGCATTACAAGAAGACCGCATTTTATTGGGATAGACTTGGGTTTGGTAGGGGACGGTACTGCTATTGCGATAGGGCATCTTGATGGGGAAAACATAGTGGTGGATTTGGTGACACAGATTAAGGCGGGAGAGGGTAAGTATAAGGATAAGGAGAGGTTGGACTTTGATGATGTGGCAGATTGGATACTTGATTTATCGAAACGCTTTTATGTAACCCACGGGATGTTTGACCAGTGGGCGGGTATCCCATTTGAGCAAGCCTTGACCAAGAGGGGTTTGAGCCAAATGAAGTCGGAGTTGTTAACGAAGCCATTGACCTCACAGATTTACCAAAACTTTAAGGATATGATGTGGGACAAGAGGTTGAAGTTTTATGACAATCCGAATCCACAAGCAAATGGGCATGCCCCCTACTTATTAGAACTTCTTGAGCTTCAAGCGACGGTTCATAGCAAGAACGTTATCACCGTGGAAGCCCCGCAGACAGAGGGCAAACACGACGATATGAGTGATGCTTTGGTGAGAATGGTGTGGTTAGCATCTAACCATATTACGAAACAGAAGTCGTTTGGGGGGTCGGGTACTACTAACAGTGGTTTAAGTTCGAGAGGACTGACCTTTGGCTATAGTAAGCCCGTTGGGGGAGCAAACCCTGAGTTAAGAAGAGCCGCCCCGAAACAACCACGGGGATACAACCTGAGAGATTCATTAAGGAGAGGTGGAAGATGATAGCAAGAGATTATAACACATCATACAAGAGAGTGATTGCCCGTATCCTAGAACTAACCGTAGGGATATCCAACCCCGATGAAGATTTAGTTGAAGGAATCTTAGTATTATATAAGGGTATGGGGGGGAGCTGGGTGTTATTCTTTGATGGAGTACCAGCCCAAGTGTCCTTATTAAAGAAATGTTGCCGTGCTATGCACAAAGCATTAGCAAAGGCAAAGAAACCTAAAGGTGTAAAGTACAATGACGTCTAACAAAACTGCTTCTGGAGAAGAAGCACCAAAACCAGTTGCCAAAGTAAAGGGGTCATCTACGGCAAAATCCCGTAAGGTCAATCCTGCAGAAGTAAAGTCAAGAGTGAAAATCGCTATGACTGCTGGTGGGACTGCCTTAGGGAACGGGGGTAACTTTTACTCACCCGAACTAAGTACTGACTTCCTTGAGTTGCCTCAGTCCCTAGATGAACAACGGAACTTCTATCGGTTCTTCTACCGAACCGACCCGTTTGTAGGTCAAGCAATAGACTTACATACAGAACTCCCCCTTTCTAAAATCCGTTTAGGTATGCCCAAAGCCCGAAATAAAGAACTAGCACAAAAGGCTCTAGCCTTCTGTGAAAAGTGGGCAAAGAAAGTCGGGCTACTTCACCGCTTAATTGAAGTCCTTCATGAATTTAACCTTTTAGGTGAGGTGTTTGTCTTCTGTGAAGATAACAATCCCGATATGCCCAAAGAGGTAACCCATCAAAAGACCATGGTTCAAATAGAGGGTGAGGTTCTTGAACAATGGCAAGAATATGAGGATGCCAATGAGAGAGCTTATGCTTGGTTAAAGAAGAACTACAAGGGCTGGACAGCCCTCCGTATTCTTCCTCCTGAGCAAATCCACATGGAGTCCTTCCCTTTTACTGATGAAAAGATGATTGAGCTTATTCCCGATAGCAAAACCAAAGCCGTTGTGGAAAGAGCCTCTCTCATGGAAGATGATGCCATTCGTGTGGTTAATTCTATGCCCCCCGATGTGGTTGAAGCCATCCGTGAGGGTAGAAACATCCCCTTGAATACCAACCCCGAACAAGGGAGCTTTGTGTATTACATGGCAAGAAAGAAGTCTCAGTATGAGCCTAGAGGTCACTCTATGCTTGAACGATGTCTTCGCATTCTCATCTATCGTGATAAGCTAAGACAAGCACAGACCTCAATTGCCTCTAGGCACATGACACCTATCCGTATTGTGTATGCAGAGGATATGGATGAGATAGATACAGAGGCTTTGAGAGAACAAGTGGATATGGCATTACAAGACCCGGATTATTCTATCATTGCCAACTTCCAAGTTAATTGGGAGGAAATGGGGGCAGATGGTCGTTTATTGGGTCTTGATGGTGAGTATTCCTTAACCAATCAGCAGATGTATGCTGGTTTGGGTGTAACAGAGTCCTTGTTAAGTGGTGAGAGTTCTTATTCGGGGGACAGAATACATCTTGAGGTGATAAACACTCGCTATATGCTTATGAGAGAAATCTTGCAAGACATGGTAGAGGAAAACATCTTGAAGCCCATGTGTCAAAAGATGGGGTTTGTTGAGGAGGATGAAGAGGGAGAGGAAGTAGTGATACATCCTAGCTTATCGTTTACTCGTTTGGGTCTTAGAGATAACCAAGACACCTTTGATGCTTTGTTTAACTTGTATCAAAAAGGGTCATTGGATGTTGATATTATCCTTGAGTTGTTGAACATTGACCCTGAGACAACCCGTAACAAACTTCAGAGAGATTTATTCACCTTGAATGACTCAACCTTTAATGAAGTGTTGAGAGGAATTTATTCTGGGGCGGCGGGAGCTTTGACAGAAAATAGTGATGCGATAGAAAAAATTGCAAAATCATTGAACTTAAAGTACGAAAAACCCAAAGCTGACGAGGGTGGCGGGGGTTCACGCTTCTAGGCAACCTAGAGGGGTTTTTACTTATTTTTATCTTTTTTTTAGGTCTGTGTTGCATAGAACAGATGTTATGTTTTTGGTTTATTGATAATGGTCTGCGTTAGTACCACCCGGATAAGTATTGTATAGCAACTTACCTTTTAGGAGATTATTAAAATGAGTTTGGTTTTGTCAGAGCATGCACGAAGTCTATTGGAGAATTTTTACAAGACAAAGGGAGAAACCTCCCCCGAGCATGCCTTCCGTAGAGCCGCCGTGGCATTTTGTGCTGGCGATTTAGAATTAGCAGAGAGAATGGTTCAGTACACCTTGAATGGTTGGTTCATGTTCTCTTCCCCAATTTTGTCTAATGCAAGACTCGAAGGTGAACCCATGTCAGGTTTACCAATTTCTTGCTTCCTATCTTATGTTGATGATTCACTTGAGGGTCTTATTGACCACTCAACCGAACTAAGATGGATGTCCGTAAAAGGAGGCGGTGTAGGAGGTCACTGGAGTGATGTCCGTACCGTTTCCGATAAAGCCCCCGGGCCTATTCCCTTCTTAAAGACCGTTGACAGCGATATGACCGCTTATCGTCAGGGTAAATGTTATCATCCCGATACCGAAATCCTTACCGAAAACGGTTGGGTGAGATTTGAGGATTTAACAGAAGGTGTGAAAGTTGCCCAAGTGGGAGATAATTTAGAGGTGTCTTTTGTGTTACCCTTACAATTAGTTAAGGAACAACATGAGGGCAGTCTATTGAGAGTGCAAGACGGGACTAACGTTAATGTGTTAGTAACACCCAACCATTCAATGGTTGTTTCCCGTAAAGTATCTACAGGTTGGTCTGATGACCTTATTAAGATTCAAGCCTCTGATTTACCTCTTCATAGTGAGGTAAGGATGTTTAAGGGTGCTTACAATCAAGCAGTAGGTCGCAATGAGCTAACCCCATCTGAGAAGCTAATGGTAGCAAATCAAGCAGATGGGCTAAAGAACAGAAAAGGTAGTACCTTGGAGTTTCACTTCAAAAAGCAGAGAAAAGTAACCAAGCTTTTATCTATCCTTCAAGAAGGTCTATTCAGCTACAACCTCGTATATAGAAACGACGGTTCGGTGACCATTCGTGTAAAGACAGAAAATGTCTTTACCAACCCGGACTTTGTATCAGATAGCTTTGATTGGGTTAACCCCACCACTAGAACATCCGAGTGGCTTAATGCCTTCCTAGAAGAAGTTTCTTGTTGGGATAGCTCAAAGAGAACAGATACTAGCTTTACATACAGCAACACCAACAAAGCAGATGCTGAAGTTGTGTTCTTGTGTGCTACCTTGTGTGGTAAATCAGCCTTTATTAAGGAATATGCTAGAGGTGGTGCTAGACAAAACCACTTCACAGTCCATATTCATGGTAAAAACCACTTCACTACCCAAGCAGTAACTATCACAGAAGAAGCCTACTCAGGTCTTGTTTATTGTGCTTTAGTGCCTACCGGTCGTTTGATGGTTCGTAGCAACGGTCGCTCTCTTGTTTGTGGGAATACCCGTAAGGGCTCTTATGCCGCCTATCTCGATGTTTCACATCCTGATATTTTGGAGTTCTTAAACCTCCGTGTTCCAACGGGTGGGGATGAGAACCGTAAGTGTTTTAACTTAAACAATGCGGTCAATCTTAGCGATGCGTTTATGAATGCAGTGCTAGAAAATAAGGAATGGCAGTTAATAGACCCAGCCACCAATGAGGTCAAAGAGACCATGCCTGCTAGAGAATTATGGCATAGAATCCTTGAGGTTCGTTTTAGAACAGGTGAACCCTACTTTTTCTTTAGCGATACAGCGAATAAGCATTTGCCCCAAACTTTGAAGGACAAGGGCTTGAAAATCCATGGCTCAAATTTGTGCCTAGCTGGGAGTGAAAGAGTAGTAACTTCAAAGGGGTATCTAACCGCTCAAGAATTATATGAAGACGGAAGCTCTTTAGAGGTTTTTGATGGTGTCTCACTCCAAAAAGCAACACCAATGCAATTAATTGAGAGAGATGTTCCTACCTACACTATCACCTTAAAAAATGGTTTAACCCATACTGTGACGGGATACCATAAAGTTAAGACAGATAGGGGAGATATTGCTTGCCAAGATTTAGCTATTGGGGATAGAGTTGTCATTCAATCTAATAAGGGTCTATTTGGCTCTATTAATATGGAGGATGAGGCTTTCCTACTAGGTTTATATCAAGCAGATGGGACTCAACATAAAGATATTGTAATGCTTGATTTATGGGAGGCAGATTTTGATCTTATTCCTGAAGTAGAGGAGAGATTTGCTCGTATTCATGCCAAGTATGGTTGTGACAGATATGATGTTAAAAATCAACAGGGAGATACGGTAGCTTCTAGGGGGAGAGCACCAGCAACATTTACAACTTGTACAGTAGCTCAAAGCACCGTGGCTAAAAAGAGATTAGCTTCAAAAACCCTTAAGAAAGCCCTAGACTTTACTAAGGGGGCTATCCCTTATTGGATTTGGGAAGCAGATGAGGCAACCCAATGGCAATATGTTAGAGGTCTCTTTTATGCGGATGGGACTGTTTCTTTAGCTAGTTGTAAAGGAGAACCAATTTATCTAGCTATTACAAACATTAACTTGACCTTCATTAAGGAACTCCAACTCCTCTTGAGAAACTTAGGACTTCCCTTTAGTCTTCATGTTCAAAATGAAGAACGATATACTCTTTTGCCCGATGGTTTAGGGAGTTCAAAGGAATATCTTTGCCAAAAAGCTTACCGTCTAGTTTGTGGCTCTAAGAATGCTTGTCTTACTTTTGAAGACAAGACTAGTTTCTTAACTAGAAAGGGCATCTCTCTCGAAAATCGCCTATGGAGAGATAATAGCCGTAAGGTTTCCGAAGTAGTTTCTATCGAGTATGCGGGGCATCAAGATGTTTATTGTCTTACCGTAGATACCCAAGAGCATTGTTTTGTTGCTAATGGTATTGTGACTCTTAACTGCAATGAGATTTTTTTGCCAACCTCTAAAGACCGTTCAGCAGTATGTTGTTTAAGCTCAGTTAATCTCGAATACTTTGATGACTGGAAGAACACCACTTTGGTAGAGGATGCCATTACCTTCTTGGATAATGTTTTGGAATACTTCATCCAACATGCCCCTGCAGAACTTCATAAGGCTATCTTTAGTGCTAAATCGGAGAGGTCTTTGGGCTTAGGGACTATGGGTTTCCACAGCTACTTGCAAAGAAAGAACATCCCATTTGAGTCCCCCATTGCTAAGGGCGTTAATAGGAAAATCTTTGCTCATATCAAGCAAAAGGCAGTAGAACAAACCGAACGTTTGGCTCAAACAAGAGGGGAATACTTGGATGGCATTGGCACAGGAAGACGCAACAGCCACTTGATGGCTATTGCACCTAATGCCAATTCTGCGATTATCCTTGATACCTCACCAAGCATTGAGCCATGGAAGTCTAATGCGTTTACCCATAGAACTCGTGCGGGTAGTTTCTTACAAAAGAACATTTACCTTGATGCGAAGTTAAAGACCAAGGGATTAAGTGATGAGGAATACAACCAAACATGGCAGTCCATCATCCTTAATAGAGGAAGTGTCCAGCACTTAGAGTGCTTGACAGAGTATGAGAAGGCGGTGTTTAAGACAGCCTTTGAGATTGACCAGATGTGGTTAATTGAGCATGCGAGTGACAGACAAGAGTTTATTTGTCAGGGGCAGTCCTTGAATTTATTCTTCCCAGCGGGTAGTGATAAGGCGTATGTGAATGCGGTTCATTTATCAGCATGGAAGAAGGGGTTGAAGGGGTTGTATTATTTGAGGACAGAAACAGGTGTGACAGGGGAAAAGGTCTCAACCAAGATAGAACGAAAAGCGTTAAAAGACTATGACGAGTGTATATCTTGTCAGGGCTAACCGAAAAAGAGGAAAAAAAGATGAGTAAGTTACTAGAACCCTCAATTACCTACAAGCCATTTAACTATCCATGGGCAATGCAATTTGCAGAAAGCCATGAAAAAATCCATTGGGGCAGTTGGGAAGCCAAACTAGCAGAAGATGTTAAGCAATGGAAAGGCAGTGAGATTAAGGACAACGAGAAGAAACATATCACCCAAATTCTTCGTGTCTTTACCCAAAGCGATTGTGCTGTGGCATCCAACTACTGCGACCAATTTATCCCCCACTTCAAGAACAACGAAATCCGCAATATGCTTTTAAGCTTTGCCAACCGAGAGGGGACTCACCAAAGAGCTTATGCTTTATTGAATGATACCCTAGGATTAGCTGAGGAAGAATACAGCACCTTCTTATCCTTCAAGGAGATGAAGGACAAGATTGAGTTTATGCAAAGCACAGAGGTGTCTAACCACCCATCTCTCAAGGCATTAGGCACTGCATTAGCACAGGCCGTATGCAATGAGGGGATGTCCCTTTTTTCCGCATTTGTGATGTTGTTGAACTATCAGAGAAGTGGGAAGATGAAGGGGATGTGTGAGATTGTGGAATGGAGTATTAAGGATGAGAGCATGCACGTTGAGGCGATGATTAAGCTCTTTCAGACTTTTTGTGAGGAAAATCCTAGGGTTGTGAATAACGACTTGAAGAAGCAAATTTACACCAACTTTACTCAATCGGTGGCATTAGAGGATGCTTTGGTTGATTTGGTGTATGATGGGCAAGAAGAGTCTATTTGTGGATTAACAGCAAAAGAGGTGAAGGACTATGTTCGGTATTTGGCGGATCGCCGTTTGCTGCAACTAGGTTTGAAGGCTCAATTTGGCGTGGAGTCTAATCCATTGCCATGGTTGGATTGGATTGTGAGCGGGGATAGCTTCAAGAATTTCTTTGAGGGTGTTGTTACCGATTATAATGCAGATGGTATGAGTGGTGATTGGGGTTGGGAATAGTCTATTTATAGTGGGTGTAGTTGTAAACACAACTACAGGGGTACTAAAATGTATAATCGTCGTGCTTTAGCAATAAAAGTAGCAAGTAGATATATGTCTGCATCACATGGGATGACTTTAGCTCAATTTGTTGAGGGGGTCTCCAAAGGGTTTCATAATAAGGTTGTTTTTAAGATGACCGGAATAGACAAATATGAGGGTATGTTAAGAACACCGGATGGTGTGTTGCATTTAGAGGTTGAACCAAGTTGGAGAGATGACTTTGATGTGCATGTTCATAATATGACCCACGGGTTTAAATATACATTAAGTGGGTTAGAGAGACCTGAAGAGTGTGTAAAGGAACTCCATTAGTCTTCCCAATCGCCCTCTGATTCGGACATTGGGCCGAATTTAGTCCAATGTTGTGAGCTAACCCCACCAGCGGGTTTTTCTTTAATTCTACGATGGCTCACTTCAAGTTTTTTGGTCATAAAAATGCTACTGAAGGATTCTGCTCTATTGGTTGCCTTGATAACAGTACCATGCTCATTTAAGCCGTAGGCTTCCCATACGTGTTCTACAAAGAACTCATTTGCATCATCAGACCAATTACCTCCGATGGAAAGCCCTAGTTTATTGAGGGTTTCTTCTACGAGGGTGCTAAACTTAGTCTCATCCCAAAATTCATGGGAGCTATTGAGGATAGGGACTACATGTTTTTCTACTTTAGCGAGCATCTCTTGGGCAATCTTTTTGTCTTCATGGAGGGCTTGGGTAATATCCTTGTCAAAAGAGGGGTTAGGGATGTCCCAGAGTTGGGTGAGTCTCTCGTATTCTCTTTTAGCTTTATCGGGGTCTTTGTGGTAGATAGCCTTAACTGCTTCGATGATATATTGGGCATTAGTCTTGATGTCCCAAGAGGTTATCTCGATAAATTGTTTGCCATTGAGGTTAGTGACTTGAACACCTTCAGCGATATTATGGTAGTGGTTTTCTCTATCAACAATGATGCAAGGAACTCTCTCTTTTTCCCCGTATTTAAGGGTTTCACCCCTAGAAGAGCCTTTTTCAAGGAAGAGACGTCGTTTATCGATTGAGCCCCCGTTATAGAGTTCATTGGCAAGGGAAGGCAAATGCCATACTTTTTTGGGTAATTCTCTACCATTTGCTACTTGTTTGGCAAACATGGGTAAATCTCCTTATTTAAACTTCTTACATTTGTTATTGACATAATCTTCAAAGGACTTATCGAGGGAGGCAAAGGTTTGTCTGCTAGGAGCTTCGATGCGGGGCATCGTGCTGGAAGCGACAGAGAAAGAGCCGTTCTCTTTGAGTTGGATTTTGAGCTCTATATAAACGAGAGGGCCAGAGCCTGTTCGGTAGAGTACGAGAGTGGCTTGTGTATTGACGGGAGTGGGTTCGAGTTTAACTTTAAAACCCCGTTCATTATTCTTTGCGGCTTCAGCGATACTATCTATTAGTGGATGGACTTCCATCGGATACTCCTTTTATCTTTTATGACATACCTATATATACCTATATAACAAAGGAGTTATTGAGATGCGAATAGATAATAACCTAGAGGACTTAATTATCTGGCTTAAGAAAATAGACACAATTGAAGTCATCGAGTTTTACATAGATGGTGTTTGTGTTAAGTCTGTTTCTAACAGCGATGAGTTTGCAGAAGTCATCAAGAAGTACGAGCCCTTCAATCGGTTTAAGTACCAAATCTTGTTTGATGGTTTAGATGAGGAAAACCCCAAGAGACGATTATATTGGTTTTACCCCATTCAATCCTCTAAGCATGACATTAAAATAGTAGAGAGTTTATAGTTCTTTCTATGTTGAATTAAGATACAAAAGGGTGTTTATATGATAAGCGAAAAGAAAAGACTGGCTACAAAGATAGCCATGAAGTATCTCAAAGCTACCCCACATAAAAAGGTAGTCTTTGTAGAAGCAGTTGTGGATAATCCACAGATGCTGTTAAGCCATATCAAACATGAGCTTGACCATTTAGGGTTAGATATTGACCTTGACGACCCCAAATGGAAAATCATAGCCCATCACATGACCATAAAGTTTGTTGGTGGTGCACCCATAGATAGCATTGCCGAGTATCTTCCGTACCTAGGCAGTGCATTAGACCTAAAGATTAAGGGCATTGTAGCAGATGCAAATTGTGTTGCCTTGCTCGTAGAGCCTGCAACACATCCTGCTTTTGCTATCAAGTCCATGAGTCACCCCCATATCACCATAGCGGTTGCTAATAACACTAAGCCTGTGTATTCCAACTACTTGATAGAGAAGGCAAATGTTATCCCCATTCATGGGATGGTGGATACGACCGTTGGGTATTCGGATGAGCATGGGGTAGATAGATTTCAATCGGGGATGGGAGTGCGGGTGGCATCGGAGAGGGAAGACCGTTTGGGTCTATTGCCTATATTTAATCCGTTGTTTAATTTGAGGGAAGCCTGTAAGCAGATATTGTTATTGGAAGACCATTTGAACAATGTTCGTAAGAGGTGTTCGGATTGTATATGCAAGCATTTTATGACAATAGAGGCGTTGTTTGAGGAGGCGGTGAGTTTAGATGTGGGGATGAAGCATTGGGAATTGCTTGATGGTCTTGCACAAGAAGTGCGGGACTATCAGAATAAGTGGATGAGGGCATTGGTGATGGGGGACAAGGAAGAGGGGAATAGGCGTATAATAGGGGTAGCTCAATCTTTGAGGGGTTTGAGGAAGAAGATAGCCCCGATGTGTATGCAGGTTGTGTTGGATAAGGAGATGAAGGTGGCAACGAAGACACAGGCGGAGAAGGAAGACGAGCAGGCGGCGAGCATGGTGAAGAAAGAGCCGAAGGCGAAGCCACCGAGGACTGACTTGATGAACAAGCGGTTGAAGAATGAGGATAAGGATTTGGAGGATTTAGGGGCAGAGGGAGACAAAGACCTTAGTTTAAACTACAAACAAGTAGGAGGGTGATAAAATGGACATTAAGTTTAATGAAGTAGGTTTTGATGAGTTTTTAGGTGCATTCAAGAAGGAAGCCGTAAATAAAAATAAAGCGAAGGGTGCAAAGGATGCTAAGGGGAAGAGTTTTGAGAAGTGGATAAAAGAAAAGACTAATGGGAAGATTACGAGACCTTCTTCTGACCAAAATAAACAAGGAACAGAGATTGCGGTAAGCACCTTCTTAAAGTATGTGCATGGTCAAGATGCCTCAGCTTCCAAAGAGACAAAGAAGTGGGCAGAGAGGGAATATGATAAGTTTTTTAAAGAGTGGAAGAAGGAGAATGAGGGTAAGACAGATGAAAAGCAAAAAGGGGGAGACAAAGCTACTGAGGGAGGACAAGCTGGGGCTACTGAGGAGCAACAAGCTTCTCAACCTACTAAGGAACAAGTTGCACAACAAAAAAGACAAGAAGCCGTTGATAAAGCCCAAGAGAAAGGTGTGGAATCTTTAACTGAGGAGGAAAAAGAGGATGTAGTTGCGGAAGAACCTAATTCTTCCGCGGCACAAGCAGTTCAAACATCCCCGAGTAGCAAACAAAATCCAAAAATCCCCGCAAGTGAGCCTAAGAAGACGGACTCTGTTGCTGATTTGAGTTACAAGTTGAGTTTATCTCAGATTGGTTTGGGGGATGAGGATTCAAGTCAATTAGATGGTAGGGTGATAGATGCCATTAAGGAGCAGAACTCCAATATACAAGACGGTTATCTTTTCAGGGATAAATTAACCTTAGAGGCAAACACCCGTAAAGATATGGGGGCTTATGGTTTGGACAAGATGGATATTACCGTTAATGGGCTTAATACCAATCTCTTAAAGGCATTAGACCATGCGGGTGTGGATATGGACTATGACAGAACTCCGTTTGAGTTGGTAACAGAGTTGAGTAAGTTAGACTTATCCCCCGAGGATTTAGCGGGATATTCTTCTATTATCTTAGGGAAAGGAAACCCTGCTTTAGGAGAAGTAGTTAAGAGTGCTTTTCACTCAACTAACAATTCAGACCAAATTAACTTTATGAGTATGTTGGAAAACCATTTAGCTATCTCTGATAATGAAAAAAGGAAAGAAGCCTTAAAGAATATTAAGAAGCTAGATGATAGTGCCTTTGGTGATGAAGAAGACCAAGCATGGGCTATGATAGGTAAAGAGATTGGGGAAGATACCCTAAAGGATATGGGTTTTACTGATAAATCATCTCCTGCAGAAAAACGTCTCTTCATGAAAGAATACTATGACCAAAGTTTAACCGCAGCCAAGAGGCTTCGTTCTACAACTAACCCCAAGGCATTGGATGTTATATTGGATGTTTTAGCAACGGAGATTGATGGTGGGGATTCCCGCATTATGAGTATGGCATCTGGTGGTAATTTATATAAGGCTACCATTGATGGTCAGATAGTAGATGCCAATCCTCATTATTACACTGAGGAGTATTTTGAGAGCAAGAAGAAGGACTTAGCTGATTTAAAGAAGGCTATTGCGGATAAAAAGAAGAGTTTAGACCAAGACGACAACGAAGAAGTCAAAGCATTAAATCAGAAGATTGAGGATATAAAAAATAGGAATATAACACAACTAGATACTAGTATCCCACATAATCTTATTGTTTTTTATCAAAGGTTTCCTGAGCGACTACGCAGTGAGACTTCTTTAAGTGCTAGCCAAAAGAAGAATCTTGGGGCTTATATTAGAGAGGTGGGTGAGCAAGATGATGCTTTATCGGAAGCAGAGCAAGAGCTAGATAGTGTGAAAGCCATCTTGAAACAAAAGAAAGACGAGGAGATGGCTAAACTCGATAAATTAAAGAAAGAAGTAGAAGACACTGAAAGCCGTACGGGTAAGTTAGAAAAGGCAATGGTAAATATCCGTAAGAAGAAGGTAGAGATAGAGAATAAGATAAAGAACTTTAATGGTAAGGGGACAGCAAACCGCTTCAAGATAGATGGGCAACCCGCAACCTTTGACCAAGCAGTTGCTGCGAAGCACTTGCCTGCTTTGGCGTTAAAGGTTCAGTCTATTCAGGGCAAGATGTATAATGGGAAGCCTTTACTCGAAGCCGTTAAGGCTGGGGATAAGGATGCGATAGCCGATAAGAAAATCTACCTAGACTATCATGCTAGTGTATTGGCTAGAAAAGAAGAGTTGGATACTAAAGCCAAATCTAAAGGCTTGTCTGATAAAGAGAAAGACGAACTCAAGAAAGCCTCTTCCCGCATGGACGAGCTTGTAAAGAAAAATGAGGATGGGAATCTTACAGATGAGGAGTTGGATGAAGTAGACCAACTTGGTGCTCGGATTGACGAACTTGAGGGGAAACAACGCTTAACGAAGGAAGAGGAAGAGGAACTAGATTTATATAATAAGCAAGGAGTTAAAGCCGAGAACTTAACCCCACAACAAAAGGCAACCAAGGCACTTCATAGCAAGCTAAAACATCACCAATACAACCCACTTAGTATCACTAAGGGTGTTGGTCAAGGGTTAGATGACAAAGCAAAGACAGCTGAAGTGATGGGTAAACTTGTGGGGACTTATAACACTATGGGTAATGGTGAACTATCTATGGCATTAAAGGATATTCGTTCTAAGACAGATAAATTTAAGGATAGGGAAGATTTGAGTAAGGAAGAACAAGAAGAAAAAGAGACCCTAGAGATGGCATTAGACTCTATTTCTATTATTGCCCAATCAAGAGGGTTGCCTTTACCCCAAGGTCGTATACCTATTGACCCCCAACTTATGAGGTTCTTGGATGATGATGAGAAATTGATACCCCCTGAGAAGAAGAAAGATGCTTTAGCTGCGATAGGTATCTTAGCTAGGGGTGTTGAGGTTATTGATAATAAGACAGGGAAGCCCATTACGGATATTAATAAGGCGGCAAAACAAAGGGCGTCCGACCAATTAGGGGAAGTCATGAAACTCATGTCTAACCAAGCCTTTGCTGAGTTTTTTGATGATTTAGATAGAGAGGGTAAGACCACATTAGGGTTGAGAGCAGAAATGCTTGAGGATGACTTCTGTTTGGAAAAGAAAGGCGGAGCTTGTATTCGTCGTCTTACCCGAGAAGAAAAGCAAAAGATTAGGGATGATATGCAAAACCAATATATGGCTTTGGTTGAATTAACCCCCGACTTTTTTGCACCCGGCGTTTCTACTAAGGAATATTTGAGAGATAGTAGTCAATACACTTCAAAGAAAGAAAAGGGCAATTTAAGCCTAGATACTACACCCCAAGAGTTCTTTGAAACGGAATATAAAAAGAACAAAAGTAAAGGTGGGTATGGTGATGAGGATGAAGAAGAAGGTGCAAGACCAAGCTGGTTAAACCGATTAGATGAACAAATGGTTAACGAGGTTAAAAGCACCCGAGATAGCCTTAAACAAAAAGGCGATAAGAGCCTTGCTAATGCCACTTTGTGGCAAAGCGATGCTGTTACCAACGCCATCAATGATATGGATGCCATCTTTGATAAACAAACTAAGGGCAAACCTCTATCCTCCGAAGATGTGAAGAAACTTGAAGAGTCTAAAGAATACTTGGATAAAATCCTACATAAAGAAGTAGGTAAAGCGAAGGGCATGTCTAAGGAAGACAAAGCCATGCTCAAGAAGTTAACGGAAGAACTCAAAGAACTTATGAAAGAACCCGATTCTCAGGCTAAATCTAGGAAGATAGATGAGAAGTGGACTCAAAAGAAAAAGCTCCTAGATAAGAACGGCTTTGACACCTCCAAGCTCAAGAAACCTATCCCCAAAGATAAAGATACTCAACAAGCGGGTGCTTCAAGGAGTGGGGACTTATATGGGGGTGAGGAAGACTTTGACGTTGAATTACCGTTTAGTAGGAGAGTATCAAGCAGTAATTCCTTTATTCCAAAACCTTTAACATATTACGGAGTAAACACCATGAAAAAAACCGCTTATGTCGATTACCAAGGACGAGCCCAGCTTTTCAAGCCCGGCATGTCCGTTTATCACACCATCAATGGAGACCCTAGTCTTTCAGGTATTGTTAGAGCTGTATATCCTGCCATTGGAATGGTAGATGTACAATTCCCTATGGGTGACCAAAGATTACCCGTAGAGGATGTAATGATTGCTAGAGATATTCCTCTTGACCCCTTACTAGATAAAGCCTCTATCCCCGGTGGTGTTAGTACACAACCCGTATCAGCAGGTGCTGTTCGTGTTGCATCTCTGTACTTAAACCGCTTGAAAGGTAGGTATTAAAATGGCTTTCCTTAGATATGCTAGAGCTAATGTCGTTAAACCCCAACTCTCTTACGGAGCATGGGATAAAATCCGTGTTGCATCAGGCTCGAAGAAGCTTGATCGCAACCTCAAAGCCCAAGCAGAACAAGTCCTTCAAGAACCCTTCACCCCCGAGAGATTTCTCCTCACCCACTCTACTATCGTATGTTCTGTTGATGCAGAAAAGGTAGAGGGCATCGTAACAGGGAAAGTCGATTTTGAAGGGGATAGTATCAATAGACGATATGATGATTACAGAGTATCCTCTGCTACTGATATCTACATCAACAACAACCTTGACTGTTGGTCAAGAGAAGTTCTTGCTCGTAGCTACCAAACCTTTATCGGGGCTCATAACTTCGTAGAACACGTTCAAGTTAGTGAACTCTCCAAGGGTCGTATCATTGATGCTGTTCTTAGAGATGTTGGGGATAGTCTTTATGTAGATATTCTAGTAGCAACCGATAGAAAACATGAACAACTTGTTGCTGATATTTCCTCAGGCAAGATGAACTCCATGTCGATGGGATGCTTTAAAGCAGGCTCTCTTGTTACTTTGTCTAATGGTAAGAGAATCCCTATTGAAGAGATTCAACCCGGAGAAAAAGTACTAACCCATAAGGGTAATGTAAAAGAAGTTGCGAATAAGCAAATGAGACGAGGTACTTGGGGTATGAGAACTATTAAGGTTCAAGGTGTTCCTTCACCTATTACCGCAACCAATAATCACCCATTCTTTGTGGTTCGTCCTTATGACACTTGTCAATGTGGGTGTGGGCAACCTTTAAATGCTTCTAAGCACAGAGACCCTTCTCGTAGACTATCGGCTAGATATATTAAAGGACACAACTTAAATGTATCTAATCCAGCTAATGGCGAAGTGGAACTTCCTTCTATTGACTTTAATGTGGTAGAAGTCAGAGCTGATGAGATTAAGAAGGGTGATTTAGTATTCTTCCCAAGACAGAAGAATACCGATAACCATGTCTCTAATGGTAAAGCTCGCCTATTGGGTTATTTCTTAGCTGAGGGCTCTTTCTTAAAGTATAAGGGTGAAGTCAGTGCTGTTGAGCTTAATTTCTCTTTAAATGAAAGAGATACTTTTGTTAACGAAGTAGCTGACTTATTCTTACAAGAATTTGGTAAAGAAGCTAAAATTTATAATCGTGAAGATAGAACCACTACTTCTATTAGAGTCTATTCTAAAGAAGTAGCACAATGGTTTAAACAACATGGTGGTGAATATAGTGATAAAAAAGAACTTTCTGATGAAGTAATGTCTTGGAGTAATGAGAACCACCTAAACTTACTAGGTGCTTTTATTAATGGTGATGGTCATCTACATCGTATCCATCAACACACCTCTTTAACATCTTGTTCTGAACAACTTGTTTATCAACTTCAAACACTTCTTGCAAACAATGGTATTTTCTCAAGACTTTCTAAGACTACTAGGGAAGGTAGAAAACCCGCATACACTTTAATTATTGGTAAAATCCAAGCGATTGCTCTTGCTGATTTTAGTGCTAAAGTTAGTTCTTCTAATGTTCATCATAATAGTAGCTTGAGAGCTTTTGATGATAAAATCCTATATAAAATAGACAATATCCAAGAGCATTCTTACGAGGGCTGGGTTTATGACCTAGAAGTTGAAGATGACCATTCTTATATTGTAAATGGTGTCGCTGTACATAATTGTTCGGTCGATTTTACTATTTGCACGAAGTGTGGGAATGTTGCTGCTGATGAGACTGAGATGTGTAAACACGTTAAGTATGAGAAGGGCAATATCTTCTTTGATGAGAAGGGGCATAAACACAGAGTCGCAGAACTATGTGGGCATAAGAGTGAGGGTGGGACTTGTGGTGTGACCTTTATAGAAGCGAGCTGGGTTGCTGTGCCAGCATTTAAGGGAGCGGTGGCTAGAAATACTTTGGAGATACCTGAGATTCCGGGCAAAGAAGTTATCAAGAAGGAAGACTTGAACCAAATCCCAGCGAAGTGGGTTGAGAAGGAAGATGCGAAAGCACCTTCTAGTCTATTCAACAACCCTAGCTTGAGTGTGTATCTTGAGTTGATGAAGCATTTACCTGCAGAGCAATTGATGAAGGCAGCGAGTTTGAAGAAAGCCTTAGATTTTGACTTTGGTGGGGATGAGGGTGGGGATGAGGATAAGGATAAAGATAAAGATAAGGGTGATGCAAAGAAGGGTTTATTGGATGACATTGAAGACCAAGTAATTTCCGTTATTAAGGAAAGAGTGAAGAAGAAAATCCAAGATGAGATTGAGGGGAACAAGAATAAGGAGATAGCAGAGGAGATTGAGCCTGAGCCTAAGAAGGAAGAAACGGACAAGAAGACAGACCACTTGAATGATAACATTATTAAAGAGGGTGGTTTGAGTAGGAAGCAACAGAAGGTAGCGACTTTGTATTTTAAGGCGTTAAAGACAGCTGTTGAGGTGGGGAAGACAGAAAAAGATAAAATAAATAACATTAAATTGGTTAATTCTCAATTTAATATTTATATCCCTTCGCATATCTATCGCATAGCTTCTGCTGTCGGTAAGGCAAGTTCTTACAGTGATTTGCATACTTTTATGAACGTGGTAGATGTTTATGCAAAAGGCAACGCATTATCTTTGACAGATAAGAAGAACCTTATTAGATTAGCTAAACTACTTTGTATCCAAAAGAAGTCGTAAACTTCAAGGAGAACCCTCATGTACCAAAGCAGACATTCTCGCCGTAAGGCAAATTCTGCCATCCCCGGCTATGACAGCGGGATGGAATTTTCACATCCAGCATCTTATGCACAAAAAGCAGTAGATGCTTATGGCTTTGACAGTGAATTTGGTGAAGGCGTCCGTAAAGGCCCTTACAAACAAACACCTCCACCAGCAAGCGTTGGTTGGATGCCAGATCACCCAGCAGCAACACAAGAAGTTATGGATTCCTATGCAGAAGGTCAATCATTGAAAGACCAAAACATGAAACTTGCTATGGAAAAGAAAGCTGCGAAGTGCATTGCATTAGCAGAAAACCGTCTTGGTCGTACTGCTTCTCAACGTTCAATCGAAAACTTAGCACTTCAATATATGGATTTACCAAACCGTGTATTAACAGCTAAATTGCACAATCTTCGTCAATCTGCAGACTTCATGGCTGAAGATTTAAGCATGGGCGAATCTTTTGGTAGTGATGATTTAATTGATGCTTTAAGTAAACTTGGCGAAGACATGGATGAAGATATGGGCATGACCCCAGCAGAAATCATGGCTGAAGAACTCGCACAAATGACCGCAGGTAAAAAAGCTGAAGACACCGTTCAACAAGCCACCGGTTATCAAGGTGAAGTTCATGCTTCTAAGTTAGCTGAAGAACTTGCAACTCTCGCAGAAGAAATTGCAACTCTTAAATCAGCAAACATGAAACTTGCTCGTGAAATGAAACGCCAAGCTAAATATAGTAACGGTGGTGAAGTTGTACAAGACGCAACAGGTTATGAAGGTGATGATGCGGGTGAACCAATCGTTACTTCTAACGAAAGTGCTGGCCCAACACCTAAATTAGCATCTGCTCGTAGAGGCAATGGTATTTTCCGTTTAGCATCTGCTATCGCTGACTATGTTGGCGAAGATGTAAGCACAGCTGAAATCATTTCCGCATTAGAAGCTGAAGAAGCTCAAAGCGATGCAATGATTAGTGCTTCTTACATGGCAGGTATGCAAGCAGGTAAAACCTCAGGCAAAATGTCTAGTCCATTCATGGCAGAAAGAATCGTTTCTGAAGATGCTCAAATGACCGCAGGCAAAATGTCAGGTAAGAAATCTGAACAAACAGTATCTGACAAATTAGCTGAAATTCTTGCTTCTCTCCAAGCTGAAGAAACCGAAGCTGAAGAACAAGTTAGCGAAGAAGAAAAGTCAGAAAACATGGCAGAACAAATCGCTGAATTGTTAGCAAGTAAATTAGCTGGCAAAATGGGCGGTAAGACAGCAAACCAAAATGACCCACGTGCTTTCTACAGCAAAAAAGCTGAAGTTGAAGTAGCTGAAGAAGTTGAAGTAGCTGAAGAAGAAGAAGCTGAAGAAGTTGAAAGCGATGACATCATGGGCTTGGACGAAATTGCTGATTCTATCGACCCCAAACTCGCTTCTATTTTCCGTCAAGCTGCTGACGTTGATGCTGATGAAGAAGAAGCTGAAGAAGAAGAAAAAACAGCAGGTAAAAAAGGTGGTAAAACCGCAGGCAAGACCTCCGGTAAGACCTCTGGTAAAACCTCTGGTAAGAAATCTGAAGAAGTAGACGCTGAAGAAGAAGAAGCTGAAGAAGAAGAAGTTAAATCTGCGGGTAAATCTGCAGGTAAGACCTCTGGTAAAACTTCTGGCAAGAAATCTGAAGAAGTTGATGCTGAAGAAGTAGAAGCTGAAGAAGAAGAAGCTGAAGAAGAAGAAAAAACAGCTGGTAAGAAAGGTGGCAAAAAAGCTTCTTTCTCTCCACGTCCAAAAGTTGCTTCAACAACCTCTTCTGTAAAGACCCTCGGTTCAATTAGCCGTACAGCTTCTGACAGCCGTGACTTAGCAAGCCTTTGGGAATCTGCTCCAGACGTAAGCAAGTATTTTAGATAATCTTTAGTGATGCGGGGGTCTGAAAGACCTTAGCATGACTGTAGATTAGAGTCCTATCTTTTAAGTTTTTTAGGAGGTAGGATAAAAAAAATGTGTTAAAGGCTATTAAGTTTTAATAGTTGTTTAATAAACCTCTGTATGTATGACAGAAAAGGGGATGACACTCATCCCAAGAACTTTAACCTTTCGCTCTCTTGATAAACAGAGAGTACGAGACACATAGGAGAATATCCATGGCTCTACTTGGACAAGCAAGCGGGAATTTCACCGAGAGCAATAGTGCTTTACGCATTATGCACGTCGGTGTTCGTAATACCGTTGGTCAGTTAACAGCTGACGCCTTCACACAAGTGAACCCCGTAAGTGGCAATGCTAACGTATCAACAGCTCCCGGCTTGTTGACAACCGTTTTTGGCGTACTTAGTGGTTCTGTTGCTTTCACCCGTCCTGACAGTGCTTTAGCTGGTGCTGTTGGTGGCCCACTCGCTGGTGTTGCTACAAAAGAAAACCAAAGAGCATTGGGATGTTTCATCAACAATGCTAATGGTAATGCTTACACCAATATCCCCGGTGTTGCTTCTAACAAAGGCCCATACGTATCTGCACAAGGTACTTATGGTAACCGTTTGTATGAAACACAAAACCAAGATACTGGTGATGATCTCACTTACCTTAGCGGTGATGAATTGTTTGCATCTATCAATGGTTTCTTGACCAATGTTGATGCTAATACCAATTGTCATGAAGCCGCTGTTGGTGCTAATGTAACTCTCATGGGTATCGTTAAGATTATCCCTGACTCACTCGCAAGCGAAATCGTTTTCGATCAACGTATCTAAGAAAGACGAGGAGAAATAAAATGACAGCAACAGTTGATAATGCAGTAAAGCAAAGAATCATTTCTGATTACATCAAGACCCCACAAGGCCGTGCTAAATTAGCCGCTTCTATGACACAACCCTTACGTCTTAGAAGAGATTATACCTCCGTTGGTCGTAAGACTTTCTTGGTAGAACAATTGCCAGACGGTGCTTTGCCAATCTATGACAAAGACCCAGATGTAACAGCTTATGTAGTCGGTGAAGAAGGCGAAAACATCCTCGCTATTACCAAACCACGTAGAGTGATTTTCCCTCTCTTTGAAATCGCTTCAAATCCTGAAATTCCTTTAACACAAATTAAGGAAAGACGTTTTGACCTTATCGAGAGAGCACAAGATTTAGCTAGAGCACAAATCCAAGCTGCTGAAGACGAAAGAGTATTTGCTATTCTTGACGCTTTAGCAACACAAGGTTTTGACTCATTAAATGGTCAAACCAATGCCGACATTCCTGTAGTTGCTCCTTTAAATGGTGCAGTATTGGCTGACGCATTTGCTGCTATCGAAAAGCATGACCTCCGTGTAGCACGTGTATTCATGAATGCTCGTGATTATGCTGACGTTAGAAAATTCGGTCGTGACATCTTGGACATCGAAAGCCAAGCCGCTTTGCTCAAGACCGGTCTTCAAGCTACTCTCTGGGGCTCACAAATCATTACTAGCCGTCTCGTACCAGCCGGCACAGTTTATGTTTGTTGCGAACCAGAAATGTTCGGTCGTATCCCAGTTCGTACTGAATTGACCGTTCTCTCCGCTGATGACCCTAAAGCTCGTACAATTGGTTTCAGTGTTTTTGAACAGATTGGCGTAGGGGCCTATAATCCACGTGGTTTAGTTCGTTTATCAGTAACTCGTTAATCGTTCTAAAACCTCGGTAGATACGAGGCGTTTTAAATTAAACCCGACTGAAAGGTCGGGTTTTTTTATATCTACTTTTTAAAAGGTTTTTCACACCGTTTTTTAAATAAATTTGCACCGAAGTGTGAAATGGTGTATATTGGGGTATCTTTGATGTCAAAAGGAGACTTATGAGAAAGATACCATGTCCTATTAGTGGTGAAAGACTAAGCAGTCTTTACCTCGATAAGAAGTTAAATGATGAGGAAATTGCTCTCCTCTTATGTTCCGAGGGGATTGAAGCAACTAAGAAGCGGGTTGCTACATGGAGAGCAGACTTTGGTGTGGAGACCCTATATAGATGGGAGAGATTTAACCCACCGCCAATCGAAGGCACTTTAAAGTCTTTGTTGATTGGTTCTATGTTGGGTGATGGTCGTATTAGGTTTTCAGGCACAGCTTCTAGCTATGAAGAAAGACACGCCCCCAATCAGTTAGAATATCTTGAGTGGAAGGCTGATGAGTGGGGTGATTGGTCTGCGGGTGAATTAACCGTTGCAATATCACGGGAGTTTCCCTCTTATATCTTTAGAACGAAGGCTCATGGGATGCTTAATGAATACCGAGACCTTTTCTATACCAATAGAGATGGTGGGTGGAAAGTCACTAAGCCTGAGGTAATTGACCTTGTGGATGAGTTGGCTTTAACTATTTGGTATCTTGATGATGGCTGTGCTGGGGGGCATTGGCCGACTATCTCTTATGGGGCAAAAGAAGGTAGTAGAGATAATGCCTACAAGATTTTTGAGAAGTTTAACCTAAACCCTAGGTGGGATAAGTATAAGGGACATGATACCACAGGGTATTTTGTCTTTACCTATGATGATGCGGATAGGTTTATCAATATCATTAAACCTTATGTGCCTCGTTGCATGGAATATAAGCTACACCTTGGTTATATGGGTAAGTTTGTAGTAGAGGGGTCAACTGAGAGAGTAGCTAGGAATAAGGACATCAAGAAGAAGATGACTAAGGAGTTATTGGAGGATTTGGTGAATGCGGGGGAGACTTATGCTAGTATGTCGAAGGAATTGGGGGTGGGTGAGGGGACGATAGGGAGGTGGTTAGTGAAATATGGGTTAAAGACCCAAAAGAGTTAAAAAGGTGTCTATTGGTGTGCTGGGTTGAGGTTTTTTGCTTTAC